GACCGTAACAGCCGCACTTTCGGCCTTGACGATCTCAGCAACTTCACTCTACGGCACCCTCGCAGGTTCGAACACGATTGCGGCCTCGACGGTCTCAGCAACTTCACTCGTGGGGACTCACTACGGCACCCTCGCAGGTTCGAACACGATTGCGGCCTCGACAGCAAACATCGCGACGATGAATGTCGATTACTTGACAGTGAACTCGGCGGTCGTGTACGGAACGAGTACACTGAACGTCTATGGAACGTCGAATCTGACGAATGTGACCGTAACAGCTGCACTTTCGGCCTCGACGATCACGGCTACGTCGGCGAATGTCTCGACTTTCACAGTCTCGGGCAACACCTCGGTCGTCGGCAACGTCACGGTCACGTCGGACGCCTCGTCGAACAACTATGTCCTGGCTCGGCGCGTGCCCGCAGGCTCTTTGGACGTGACGCAGTACGTGACCGGCGCTGTGCCTCTGACCACGACCACTAATTTGATCCAGAATTACTTGTCGAATGCGGCGACGATCACGAGCAACACGGGTACGGGGACGATCACTCAGGCTCTGAGACTCCCTGGAACCTCGAATTCTGGTGTAAATTTTGGTACGAGTCATTCAGTGAATCTCTCAAATTTGGCAACCTCTAATTTGTTTATTGAGGCCTGGGTGAACTTGAGCCAACTTGGAGTTGCTCAAATAATTCTTAGCCGTCAAAATCCGACAACCGCAGATTTTGGGTTGTACCTGACAAGCGGTAATCTATTGACATTTTATGTGATCAATACAGGGGGGACGCAGTTTACCGCTTCAAACGCATCTGCAATTGTAGCTGGTACGTGGTACCACGTCGCAGCGTCGTATCAACGAACGGCTCTCACCACAGGAACTCTTCGCGTCTTCGTAAATGGCGGCGTTGGCGGTACGACCGGGTCTTTGACAACGACTCAGCCAAGACTAACGTCCACTGCCAATACAAATATTGGAACAGACTTTCTTACCGCGAATTTATACGGCAACGTCGCTGACGTCCGCGTCTTTTCCGGATCTCTCATCGTACCCACAGCTACGTTCACAACAAACACGGCCCCCTTCACGCAGTCAGCCCCATCTTACGCGACCGGTATGAGCGCCGTCGGCACCGCAAACACCGTCTTGGCCCTCCAGTCCCAGTACTTCCCCGGCGCATCCACTTCACCCTATGGACCTTGCTTGACCTTGCCGGGGACGGTGGGGTCTTATTACGCGGCAGCCAATTCAGCCTATGACACGAATTGGCGCACGTCTGGCTTTTGCCTCGAAATGTGGATAAACTACGCGTCTTTCGCAAACGCCACGAACGGCGGAACGGCTCAAAGCAGTCCGTTGACGTGGTCTCACGGCCCCGGAGGCGGGACATACGACTGGGGGTTCGGCATCACCAATGTAGGAGGCGCGTGTTTGTTTCTGGGAGGGCCTTCGGTAGCAAATACCGCAGCTTCCGTCATCACCACGGGCTCCTGGAACCACATCATGGTTCAGGGCAACGGCTCTAACGTCTACATGGCCATCAACGGAACGTTCCAGCCTTTGAATGCTACTTACTCTCCGGCCGGTGGAAACAACACCATCGCACCGACTCAGCCTTCCGTCCTCTCCATCACCTCCCTGAACCCCATTTACGTTGGAAGTGCCCTGACTCTCACCCCGCCCAACTTCGCCATCGCCAAGGCTCGCTTGACCTTTGGCACCGCAGGAACTCCCACCCTCGGCAATGTCTACTCGACCGGAAACTTCACACCAAACCCGAACTTTGCTGCGGTCCCTGTAGGTGCCGTCGTCGCATGGTCTTTGGAGAGTCAGTACCCCCTGCCAACCTACCCGAGCATCCAGGACGTCACCGTGGTCCCGAGTCAGCTCACGTCGTACGGCGCCGTGCCCACCCCGGTCGGCGGAGTCACATCAAACGTCCTCAGTCCCTACCCGACCACGTACCCTCAGTTCGACTCGGTCCGTTTCGACGGCACCGGCTACATCGACTATGGCAACGCGGCGTCCTCTTCTTTGACTACCAACATCTGGGCTTCAAACTGGACTATCGAGGCGTGGGTTTATCCTACGGCTGTGAGTGGATCTCCGACAATTATACAAAGAACAGCTGTGTCTACATACACATATGACTGGTCATTTTGGATAAACGGCTCAAATCAAATATCTTTTGTATCAACCCCCTCACTCGGGGGTGCGGGAACATATAATAACGGGTCTGTATCTTACCCTGTCAATCTGAACACATGGTCTCATGTTGCTGCAACGTCAGATGGAACTAGTTCAAATGTCTACGTAAACGGTTTTCTTGCCAATACAATGCCAATTTCCGCAATGGGAAAAGGATTTAATCCTCAAATTGCCACTCAAATTGGTACAGGTGGGTATGGCGCGGTGTTTAATTTTTTCGGCAACCTCGCCGACCTCCGCGTGTCCAACGTCGCTCGGTATTCAGGAACAACGTATGTTGTTCCGTCCGCTCCGTTCGCCACCGACTCGAGTACCTTGCTCTTGCTCAAGTCCATGGCCGGTCAAACAGGCACCACACTCCAGGTCCAGGGCCGCGGACTCAACGCAGTTTCAATGGGTGCGACGCGCGCGGTGAACGCGTACCCCCCGGCGCCCATGAGATCCTATTTGCTCGATACGACCTCGAACGCCTTGGTCACTTACGGGCAGGGTAAGTATGTGGCGAGTGCGAGTACGGATTTTGCAGCTGGTTCTCAGTTTGCTTGGAATGCCTTTACCAAGAACGCAAGTGGTTCTAATGCGAATGGATCCTGGGTCCCACCAGAATTTTATGGCGGAGGGGCTTATCAGGGTTCTACGACGACGGTGGATTCACTGGGAAACTCTTACCCTGGCGCATGGCTTCAGGTTCAAATGCCTGTTTCTATAATTCTCTCAAGTTATCAACTTGCTACAGACAGCGGGAATCAGCTTCGCGCTTGGGTCATCCTTGGGTCTCGTGACGGCATCAATTGGACTTTGGTTGATTCTCAACCTTTAACAACAGCGTGGACAAACTTTGTTCACCGAACCTTCACGCCAACTACGACGCAGGCGTATAACTATTTCCGAATGGTCGCGAGTAACTCCAGTGGTAACAACCTCGTGCTTTATACTTTTGTCCTCAACGGCACCGAAGAGTCCCTCTGCGTCACCAACGACTCCAAGGTTGGCGTCGGCATCGCCAATCCGCAGAGGTCCCTCGAGGTTGCCGGAGACTTGGTCGTGGGCGGCACAATCAGTGGAGGCGCGGGCATGGGCTCGTTCAGGAATCGCATCATCAACGGGGACATGAGGATCGCGCAGAGGGGGACGAGTAATGTGATAAGTACGGGTGCTGGAGCCCAATATTACATGATCGATCGGTTCGCTTTCAATTCGAATTTTTCGGCACCGGGTCAACTTACACAGACCCAACAGACTCTCACGGCGGCAGATACTCCTTATCAGGCCGGTTTCAGATACTCATGGAGAATCACGACGAACACTGCTTTGACCGCTGCATCGTATGGATACACCGAGCCTCAACAAAACATAGAAGGATACAATATCGCCGACCTCATGTGGGGAACTTCATTTGGCTCGCCCATCACGGTCAGCTTCTGGTTCCGCACAAACTTGGCTCCGGGTCTCGTCGTTTCGGCAACTATTAGAGGAGGGGCTCAATACGCGTTTCCATTCGCCGTGACCGGAAACGGTACATGGCAGTACGTCACGGCGACCGTACCCCCGCCGCCCAATGGGGGTACTTGGAACAGCGGGACCAGTACAGGTATTTCCTTGTTCCTGGGGGCCCGTGGACTCAACAGTTACCAGAACGCACCAAATGCATGGATTACGGTAAATTATTCAGGAACTTCACTCGATTGCAATCCCTACGCCACCGCCGGCAATTATATAGAATTTACGGGTGTCCAGCTCGAGCGCGGGACTGTGGCGACTCCGTTCGAGTTCCGGCCGTTTGCGACGGAACTCGATCTGTGTCAGAGGTATTACTATCAGGCAAATTCTACTAGCGCCACTGTTCTAGGAGTTGGAGCGGCATATTCATTTTTTGGAGTCGGTGAAGTAGATACCACTTCAACTGCTCGTATATATATTCAATATCCTGTACCTATGAGATACCCAGTTCAAACCTTTTCGTCGTCTTCCGTAATTAACTTTTCAGTCTTGGCCGGAACTAATGCTGGGGCCACGTCTATATCACTTGCTAATGATTCAACAACACTTATAGGGGGGAGATTGGACGTAGGGGGTACATTCACAGTGGGTCAGGGATGCATTCTTCGATCAAATGCCCTAACGTCAGGTGCAACTTGTTTTCTGGGATTCAGTGCCGAGCTCTAAAAAGTATCGGCTCCTATTAGAATGGCTAACATGGCCATCATAGTCGACACAGTCACGCTCGAGTTCATGAACATGTGGCCCTCGAGCACAGTTAATCCACCTGTCGTGATTGGCCCAAACCCTCAGGTCGCTTTGGAAACATCAGAGGACCCATTGATTCTCGTGGCTGTCAGGGACTCCGAAACAGGCGTAGTGACCCTCGTCGAAGACTCGGCCAAGGTTCAGGCCAAGCTCGCCCAGGCCTGGACCTCCCTCCGCACAGAACGCAACGCCCGCCTCGCCGCCTCGGATTGGACGCAACTCCAGGATTCCCATATCAGTCAGGACAAGAAGGATGCATGGGCCGCGTACCGCCAGGAACTCAGGGACTTGCCGGACTCGGTCGGTTCAGAGGGCTCAGGTCCTCCGGACCTGTTTAGCTGGCCCCTCAAACCCGGTGAAC